AGCATTCAAACTCTGCTTCATAGATTTCAGGTGGCATTAACTTCTTAGCTTCTGCTAGTTCTTCTTCGTTTACAATTCCTGTTTCACTTGCCTTAAAAGATTTTGCATACCATTGTTCATGGTGTTGTCCGTAGTCAAACAACTCCCAAAAGCTATTTCTTCCTGCAGGTGTTCCAATACTAATCATCCACCCTTCACGATCTACTAATGCAGGTCGTACAATCTCTGTCCATAGATTGCTTGGCATTTGACTTGTTTCGTCTAGCACACACCCATCCATATATAA